CCACCACTCACGAACAAAAGCAGTGACCTTGTTAGCCTTGAGCATATCCCCTGCGTCCTTCATGGACAATACGACATTCTTTGCCTTGTTAGGGGTGAACAAATCAAGGACTGACTTAGCCGCTAACTGCCCTGCTTTATCTGCGTCAAAACAAATGACTACGTTCTCAAAGGACTCTAACCACTCAAGGTTTTCTTTAATGTCTTTTGATGCTCCATTTGAGCCACTTCTAATGGAGACAACAGGCCATTTTCCGTCAAACATTTCGTGAACTGCAAGTGCGTCTGCCTCGCCCTCTGTGACCGTAATGTATTTACCGCCACCCTTGAAAGCCTGTTGACCGAACAACCCAACATTATTAAATTCTCCTGTAGCATAAAAGTTCTTGTTGTCCACGATGCGTACCTTAGTGCCTAACACTGCACCTGAGTCCTTGTCGTGGTATGGGTAATGATGTTTACTGACCTTCCCATCAGGGGCAAACTCAACGGTGACTCCGTACTTCTTAGCCACCTCTTGGCTTATTCTCCTGTCAGGGATTGCCGCTACTGTTCCTGTCATTTCCAAATGCCTCGCTTTTCTTTGTGTTGCTTGTTCTATAACCTGACCGTTACCTTTCTCGTAGTAGTCACAACCACCTGAAAAACAGGTGGCGTGACCATCGGAGTACCTCGCCAAGTTATCCTTTGAGCCACACTTGGGGCATGGCTCATGTCGGACAAACGAGGATGTCATTTAGAAGTCCTCTCCACCAGTATCTTCAGCTTGCTCTAAGACCTTGATCTTGTTAAGGTAGGTAGGTATCCCATGTACAGGATGGGGCTGACCTTCTGTCCATAATACACGAACCTTAGACCCTCTACCAATGCGACCTTTAAAAGCACCACCATCAGCATCAACCACAGCCACATTGTACTTAGTTGAGAACTTCCGTTGCTTTGCGTCCTCATACTCACGCAACTTAACACCTTTACCTTCCAACTCGTCAGCAGTTGACTCATCCAAGGTTAGGACAACTGAATACTTACCAGTTGACTGACCCTTATACATCTCATGCTCTTCCAAGTTTTCAAACGCTAATAGACCTTCTAATACTGCCATAGTTACTACCTCTTTTTTCTAGCTTAGTGAATGACCCTTATGTATAACTTTTGTAACTTGTTATAACTTAAGAATCGTTTGGTTAATACTATAATTATATATTAAATATTTTCCTTTAATACATAAGTATAGTATAACATGAATTAGGGCATAACCTTAATCATTCAAAGTTATACCCATTATTCATCAAATCAATACTACTATTGCTCCTCCATATCCGCTAGGAATTCAAAGGGATTAACAACATCATCAAGAATCGTGTGCATAGGGCTGTCCAGTGTTGCCTCATTGGATGCTGACAGGCAATCTGAGCATAACTCTGAGTATTCCCCTGTCGCTCTGTCAATCCTTCTCATCTCAAACTCATTCATTATAACGTCACATGCTTTGCATCTACTCATGGCTAAAAGCCCTCTTATGTTGGTCTAAAAACTCTTTGGCTGTCAGGGTGTTATAGTAAGCCCTAACGCTATCCTCTGCGCGTTGGTGCGCCTCCTGTAATGTCATGGCTAACATTTCATAGTCAACCATCTCATCAATCAATCGGGTAATGGGTCTGATGTCGTTGTCATCGCCTCCTTCATAACCGATCAAGCGTTCCTTTATTCTACTCATTGTCAATTTCCTCCACCTTATAGACATAACCAAAGGATATTACCAGTAATGGTAGTAGTATTATTGTACCACTAAAGGGCATTGCCTGTAAACTGAAAGGATCATTTTCGTTTACCGTCCATACTGCCCTAGAATCCACAAACTCAATATCTATACCTGTACCGTTCCTGAGTTCTATTGACAACGTATTTTTACCTATTCGCCAGTTCATCACTTTCTCCCAATCGCTCCACAGCTACTAACATATTTTCAAGGGCTGTTTTAAGGCACCTTACTTCAATTTCTAACTCTCTTTTTGTCAACGTTTCAGCCTTATCTCTGTTAACTGAATCGAGCACCGCTTCCAAATAACACTTAATGTCAGCAATACTTTCCAAGTAGTCTGATGTGCTGTGTTTAGTTATTAGTATCATCACTTTCTCCTGTAATCGTCAAATACCTCGTCTGTGGTTCTTCTGCGCTACCGCTACAAGGCCTATTGTCTAAAGCCACACCGCCCCAAGAGTTTTCGTAATAATTCATTTCACCATCAGCACCGTAGTCTCGTTTCACCCAATGACCGTCAGAGTATTCGTAATAAATCGATTGACCTTTAGCGTTGTAGATTCTAAAACCTACCTCTACAACACCGAACCTAGCCTCATATTCTTTTCTTAGTTTCGTTTTACTCATAACTCCACCCCATAAACAGTAGACATGAATAAGACTGCTTTATCACGCATAATCTTTCTTGCATGCTCAGTAAACGATCTAGAAGTATAGAGACTTTCCAATGCCTGCATATGGAGGTTGGATAGATGCTCCCTTCTTACCTTGTCATATAGCAAGTTCTGAGCATAGGTTCTCTCATCCCCTAAGCGAGACAGAGCGTCAAACTGTGCCTTCACTATTTCCTTTTGTGTCAATCCTTCAATCTGCATCTTAGTGCCTCCCTGATTCATCAAAATAATCATTGTTTAAAATAACCATATACGACCCGTTACTATGGGGCAGTGCTACCATAACTTCGGTATCGTCATCATCCAAAGCGTTATACCAACCATCGCTATTAGTTACCGTAAAGCCTCCATCCTTTAACTGCTGAATCAAAACTCGCAGCTCCTTTTTGTTCTCCATAAAACGTACCATAAATCACCTTTAATTGTAACAAGTTATAAATTAAGGAATCAGAGTAAAAAATTCCAACGTACTAGCCATTATATAGACTCCTACCAAAACCACCACGCCTACCCATGACCAAAAGTCACTTTCGGGTTCTCTGTTATCATTCATCATTTTCTACCTCTCGCTCTTCTGGTAATTTTACATAAGTCCAGTAATCTTCTGTTCCACCTGAAATAGTCTCCAAAACATTAGGGTATCCACTATTATCATCAGTTGAGCGTAGAATATCTCCAGTTGCATGGTCAATAATATAATATTTCATACCTTAAAACCTCATGTAATCCATTCTAAGCCTATTTCATGGGTTAGGCTATGCTACCCTACTAATAAACACTAGAAAGTCTAAGAATGCAAACCATAGACTTTGTGATGTTTACTTTATCTCCATACGCTGAATTAAGTCAATCGCTTGTTCTAAGCTCATTTCGTAATATTCCGCGAATCTAGCTACAGTTAGGAAATTATTCACCCAATCAAGGTACATATGTTCGTCACTAAAATGCTCGTATGCTTTTTTCATTGTATTAGCCTCCTACAGCTATTAGATTATTAATTTGTTTTTTCATTGATATACCATGCGCAGGGTATCCGATTACTGATACATCTTTTTTCCAACAAGCACGACATGATCCGCATTTGCCCTCGCGTGTACTGGCCTCGCAAACTGTAACTCCTTTTAAACTATGGCTTATTGTGGGCAATATGGTGCTACTATTTGCCACATTAGGAATAACTTCACCTAATACGCCATCACTGGACAATCTGACAACCACGTTAGGCAATGACTCCATGTCTGCGATAACTTGGGCAAACTTGCTAAACTTGTGCATTCTAGTTGGTAGCCAATGATTACACCACGGAGTCAACCGCATGACTTCAAGCATCTTTTGAGCGAGTTTTATACTGTACATATCACCTGAATCAAACCAACGAAAATACCTATCGTTATCTAGTTCTGCGACCATATCATCAACCCATGAATCACGCTTCCAATCTTCCTTATTATGCTCCCTTGGTGCTTTGACATTAGGAAATCTATAGTTGCCGCTTGTGGCGTAGCATCCCTTACACGCAGGGACTAGATCACCGTTAGAATCTTTTGATGCGGGACACGTATCTAATGCCTGTAGACTCCAAGACCTACAAGGCATCTTACCCGCTTTTGACAATTTAATCATTTGTATATACTCCATTAATTGTAACTTGTTATAACTTTACCCATAAATGCCGCTAGTATCTAACGGCATCTAGTGTATAGCTATCATGCCGCTTTGTCTAGTGGTTCTAGTGCTTCCAGTAATTTCTCTTTGATCTGACATAGAGAGAGATCAACATCTATAATTGATTGTGACAGTTCACTATCTTGTTCTATTTTGGCTAGTTCTTCCGCGTATGCCGATAGTTGAAACAATGCTTCCGCTAGTGCTTCGACTGGTGATAATGCTTGACCATTAGGCGCTATTACACTTGCACCTGTAGACGCTTCACCAGTATCGCCTTCACCTTCACCACCATTGCCCGTGCCTTTACTAGCACCGCGCAACTGTGCTTCGACTAGCTTGCTATCTTTGACAACCATAGCGCGTTTGTCTATATCTAACTCTTTATGTATACGCTTAGTGACTCTATTAAAGATTGACCGAATCACCGCGAGTGATGCCTTATCCACCGCACAACCTTCCCATAGTGCAACCAGTACCTTTTCCGCGCCTTTACCAGTAGCAACGTGTACGTTATAAAGCTCGCTTACTATATCAGTCACTTTGGTTTTAACCGCTGTGCCTTCCACTAGTTCAACCGCGAGTTCCTTAGCTTGCTTAATTGTCGTTAGCTTTGTCATAACTACCTACCTATATATGTATCAATGAATGTATGCACATATTAACAAATTGATCGACAGAGTACAATGCTCATTATGCATGAACTATCAAAACTATATGCGCCTAGCGCATGACTACAGTATACCTTTGCATATGCGCGTGTACGCGTAGCAATAATCATGCCAACTTGTGTATGCTTGTGTCATGCAATATCTATGCCAATATGTAGCTATAGGTATCCTATGGCATACTCACACTTTACCCATGCAATACCCGTGCCAACATGGAGCCTTGTGTATAACCTGTGGATAACTTATGCACAGGCCGTGGATACTGGGGATAACTCATGTATAACCTGTGGATAACTTTTGGGGGCGGGGGGGCCGTGGGTTATCGCAGGATTGTTACAGTACCCTCTGGCATACAAAAAAGGAGTAAATTAGGAAAAAAGGGGTGTATCCTTAAGTATACCTAAGTCCTTGAATTACATAAGGAAAACACAGGTGGCCCCCTAGTCTTGACACAAGCAGTTAAGGGACACACAGGTTGACACACAAGGGGCTTGGGTGTACTCAATATAATTTAGTAAATATAGAAAATAATGCTTGACTTTTAGACTGATCTGTGCTATAATATCAAGTATACTAAAGCAGTTAAAGGAAGCCGTCCGCGCCTTAAGTACCTTAAGTAAACTATAGTATTTTACTTTTATTAATAATTAAAGAAAATAACTAAACTCTACTTAAGTATCCTTAAGATAACTAAGGGGAATACTTTGAGTAAACCAGAAATAGATAGGTCAGCCACTGCCGCGAAGCGGAAGGGTCGGCCACCAAACAAATCTGTAGTGTCTAAAACAACAGGTAATAGAAAAGGGGTAGGTCGCCCCAAAGGTGATGCTTCAATCATCAACGACTATAAAGCTAGGATGCTTGCGTCCCCAAAGTCACGCAAAGTAATGGATGCAATCTTTGATGCGGCTCTTGACAACGATCATAAGAATCAGTCAGCGGCATGGAAGTTGGTAATGGATAGGATGTTACCTATCAGTTACTTTGAGAAGGAGAAAGGAGGTAGTGGTGGTCGTAGTGCTATCAACATCTCTATCACTGGAGTAGGTGGTGAAACCACTGTTATCTCTGGTAATGAACAGCAAGACCCATTAGAGGGAGAAGTTGTCAATGATTAATAACATTAATGATATGTTAAGATACTTTAACAGGGAAGAGTTTGCCTGTCAGTACACAGGTAAGAATAAGATTGACGATCAGTTCCTAACCAAATTAGATCACCTACGTTATGTATGTGGTTTTCCATTTATAATCACTAGTGGTTACAGAGACCCTAGTCATCCCATAGAGGCTAAGAAAAAAGTTGCAGGAACTCACGCACAAGGTATCGCCTGTGACATCAGGACTGAGAATTCTCAGCAAAGGTATGACATCGTTAAACACGCCACTGCGATGGGGTTCAACGGTATCGGAGTTGCTGACAGCTTTGTCCATGTTGACATCCGCAAGTTGGACGTTGGTGAGTCTCCTGTAATGTGGTGCTATAGTTGACGGACTTAAATGTCTCTCTTCTACCGTGGCAACAGAAAGTATATAACAACGAAACAAGATTTAAAGTTATAGCCGCAGGTAGACGTACAGGCAAGAGTAGACTAGCGGCATGGATGTTAATACTCCGCGCTCTTAGTGATACCAAAGGCCATGTGTTCTACGTTGCCCCTACACAGGGACAGGCTAGGGACATTATGTGGCAGATGCTACTAGAGTTAGGTCATAACGTCATAGCCTCTAGCCACGTTAATAACCTACAGATTAAACTCATTAATGGTGCTGTAATTGCCCTAAAGGGTGCAGATAGACCAGAGACAATGAGGGGTGTCAGCCTCAAGTTCCTAGTAATGGATGAGTACGCTGACATGAAGCCAGAGGTTTGGGAGCAGATACTGAGACCTGCCTTGGCTGACCAAAAGGGTGATGCGTTGTTTATAGGTACGCCTATGGGACGTAATCACTTTTATGAACTATATACATACGCTTGTGTATCTGATGATCCTAGTTTTGCAGGTTTTCATTTTACAAGCTATGATAACCCATTGCTAGACCCTGAAGAGATTGAAGCGGCTCAAAAGTCTATGTCAGCTTTTTCCTTCCGTCAGGAGTTTATGGCATCCTTTGAGGCTCAAGGTAGTGAACTTTTTAAAGAAGAATATATTAAATTTTCTGAGGAAGAGCCTGAACAAGGTCAGTTTTACATTGCGGTTGACTTGGCGGGTTTTGCGGATGTCGCTAAAGTTACAACGAAGACAAAAAGACTTGACCAAACGGCTATCGCTATTGTTAAAGCGAACGAAGAAGGCTGGTGGGTTGCTAATATTGTACATGGGCGTTGGGGTGTCCAAGAGACTGCCAGAAGAATCTTCCAAGCAGTCAGAGACTACCAACCTGTAGCAGTAGGTATAGAGAAGGGAGCATTAAAGAACGCTGTACTTCCATACTTAAGCGACTACATGAAAAAGAATCAACGGTTTTTTAGAGTGGACGAGCTTACCCACGGCAATAAAAAGAAAACCGACAGAATTGTTTGGGCTTTACAAGGCAGGTTTGAACATGGTACAATCTCCTTAAACAAAGGAGAATGGAACAGTCAGTTCCTTGATGAGTTATTTCAGTTTCCTAATCAATTAGTACACGATGATTTAATTGATGCATTAGCTTACATAGACCAATTAGCTAACATAGCATACACATCGGACTTTGAAGAAGAAGACTATCAACTATTAGACGCATACGCAGGGTATTAATATGCTAAATGAAGAAAAAGATCAATTTGTACTAGAACAAACACTTGAAGGATGGGTAATCAATAAATGTCAAGGATGGCGTGATCACTTTGATACTAATTATTCATCTAAATTTGACGAATACTATCGGTTATGGAGAGGACAGTGGTCTTCCTTAGACAAAACTAGAGATTCAGAGCGTTCTCGAATTATTAGTCCTGCCCTACAACAAGCGGTAGAGTCTTCAGTTGCTGAATTAGAGGAAGCAACCTTTGGTCGAGGCCGTTGGTTTGACATTGAGGATGATGTAAACGATAAAGAGAAGCGAGACATCTCACTTTTACGTGAAACTTTGTATAAAGACTTCAAAAAGAACAGAATACGTAAAGGTGTTGCTGAGTGTTTACTAAATGCCGCTGTATTTGGCACAGGTATTGCAGAGATTGTCCTTGAAGAAGAAAAAGAAATGGCTCCTGCAACCCAACCTGTTATGGGAGGCGAATTAACAGCAGTTGGTGTCAACATAACGGAAAAGACTTGTGTTAAACTCCGTCCTGTAATGCCTCAGAACTTCCTAATAGACCCTTTAGCTACCTCCGTAGAGGAAGCAATGGGTTGTGCTGTTGATGAGTTTGTATCCTTACATCTAGTTGAGCAATTACAGGAACAAGGAATATATAGGAACGTAGAAGTATCAATGGCGGCTCCTGATTTTGACATAGAGCCAGATCAAGACTTAGTAGCACACGATGATGATAAAGTACGATTGACTAAATACTATGGTTTAGTACCTAGACATTTATTAGAGATGGCTCAAAAGGAATCCGAAGCGGAAGAAATAGCTACATTAGTTGATGACGATGAAGAAAGTAAAAGTTATTATGTGGAAGCTATTGTTGTAATTGCTAATGATGGCACTTTGCTAAAAGCGGAATCTAATCCTTATATGATGGGTGATAGACCTATTATAGCATTCCCTTGGGATGTTGTTCCTAGCCGTTTTTGGGGTAGAGGGGTATGTGAGAAAGGATATAACTCACAAAAGGCGTTAGACGCTGAAATACGAGCTAGAATTGACGCTCTTGCGCTTACTATACACCCTATGTTAGCTATGGACGCTACAAGGATGCCTAGAGGCGCTAGACCTGAAGTACGTGCAGGTAAAGTTATCTTAACTAACGGTGCGCCTAATGAAGTTATACAACCATTTAACTTTGGCAATGTAAGTCAAATTAGCTTTGCACAGGCTGACGCTTTACAGCGTATGGTACAGACAGCTACAGGCGCTGTTGATTCCGCAGGTATCTCAGGATCAATCAATGGTGATTCCACTGCCGCAGGTATCTCTATGAGCTTAGGCGCTATCATTAAGCGTCATAAGCGAACTTTAATTAACTTCCAAGAATCTTTCCTGATTCCTTTTGTAACTAAAGCCGCACACCGTTATATGCAGTTTAATCCTGAAGCATATCCTGTTGCTGACTACAAGTTCCACACTTCCAGTTCACTGGGCATTATTGCGCGTGAGTACGAAGTTACACAGCTTGTACAGTTGTTACAAACCATGTCACCTGAAACTCCAATGTACTCACAGCTTATTATGTCTATCATTGATAACATGAACGTAGGTAATCGTGAGGAACTTATAGCGGCTCTTGAAAAAGCTAATCAGCCTGATCCTGAAGCACAACAAGCACAACAAGCGGCTCAGGAATCACAGTTGGCATTCCAAGCGTCACAGACTGCGGCCTTAGAAGGACAAGCTATTGAATCACAAGCACGAGCGCAGAAGCTTGCTACTGAAGCTCAATCTATACCTCAAGAGTTAGAGATTGACAAGATTAAAGCTATCACTACTAATATACGAGAAGGTAATGACGATGACCGCGAGTTTGAAAGAAGGCTTAAGGTTTCCGATCAATTACTAAAAGAAAGAGAAGTAGCAATTAAAGAGAGAGGACGTACTAATGGCTAAAGACCCTAGATTGGTAAGAGCAGGAGTTAGCGGTTTTAACAAACCTAAACGAACTCCTAATCATGCTACCAAAAGTCATGTAGTTGTAGCTAAGGAAGGAGATAAGGTAAAGACTATTCGCTATGGACAGCAAGGTGTTTCAGGTGCAGGTAAGAATCCAAAGACTGCATCGGAAAAAGCAAGACGTAAATCTTTTAAAGCACGACACGCTAAAAATATTGCTAAAGGCAAAATGTCTGCGGCATACTGGGCTAATAAATCTAAATGGTAGGAGAATACAATGCCACAAGGTAAGGGTACATACGGAAGTAAGGTTGGAAGACCACCAGCAAAGAAGAAAGCTACGCCAAAAGCAAAACCTTTGGCTAAAAGAGCAAGAGCAATGCCTTTAAACGCTAAACAAGCTAAGGCGGCTATACAGACTCTTAGAAACGATGCAGGGGCTAAGACCTACCGTAAAAACAAAGCTAAAGCTAAGAAGAAATAACATGGCAGTTAAAAAGTCTACAGTTAATAAAGCAGGTAACTATACTAAGCCCACTATGCGTAAGAACTTGTTTAACAAGATCAAAGCAGGAAGCAAAGGTGGTAGCGCAGGACAATGGTCTGCAAGAAAAGCTCAGATGCTAGCAAAAGAATACAAAGCTAAGGGTGGAGGCTATAAAAACTAATGGCTCTTAAAAAGTCACAAAAAAGTTTAAAAAAGTGGACAAAAGAAGAGTGGGGTACTAAATCAGGTAAACCTAGCACTCAAGGGTCTAAAGCTACAGGTGAAAGATATTTACCTAAAAAAGCAAGACAAGCTTTATCAACTAAGGAATATGCCGCAACCTCCAGAAAGAAAAAAGCTGACACTGCTAAAGGGAAACAAGTCAGTAAGCAACCTAAAAAAATAGCTAAAAAAACATCAAAATATAGAAAATAGTTCTTGACTTTCAGACCAATACGTGCTATAATATAACTATGTTATGTATTTAATATTTTTAATTTAAACTGTCCTAAAGGAGAAACAGTTTATGAATGAACAAGAGCTTGAAAAGTTCTATCGTTCTTATGAGGAAATGTTCAGGACTGAAGGTTGGAAAACCTTTATATCTGACCTTACTGAGGACGTAGAAAGAATTAATTCAATAGAAGCTTGTAAAGATGGAGAAGACCTTTCATTTCGCAAAGGACAACTTTCTGTAATATACAGTGTCTTAAATATTGAAACACAGTTAGAAATAGCTCAAAGACAAGCTGAAGAAGAGTAAACTAAAATGTTTATAATGATCGACTTCCGATGCGACAACGGACATACTACTGAAAAGCTTATAGATTCTAAAGCTACTGAAATAGAATGTCCTGAATGTTCACTGACAGCTAATAGAATAATCTCTCCAGTTCGTAGTCTTTTAGACCCTCTTTCAGGTGACTTTGCAGGTGCTACCATGAAATGGGCGAGAGACCGCGAAAGGAAGATTCAAAAAGAGCGTAAGGCTAACTCCTAACCGAACCCTTACATACAATACACCTCCATAATGAGATTACTCACGGAGTTTAATAATGGCAACATTAATAGATGAGCGTCAACCTTTAGACGATACAACTGAAACTGAAAGCGTAACAGACATAACTAAACAAGAGCCTCCAGTAGAGCAACCTCTTGTAAATGCAGAACCTACACAAGAACCCGAACAACAGGAAATTCCTGATAAATATAAAGGTAAGAGTACAGCGGATATAGTGCGTATGCACCAAGAAGCTGAGAAACTCTTAGGTAAACAAAGTTCGGAAGTAGGTGAATTACGCAAAGTTGTTGATGACTATATACAGACACAACTCTCTGAAACAGAAGCACCGCAACAAACTTCTGAAGAAGAAGTAGACTTTTTCTCTGATCCCGACAAGGCAGTCGAAAGAGCTATAAGCAATCATCCTAAGATCAAAGAAGCAGAGCAAGTATCTGCTCAGTATAAACAAAATGCGGCTATGACCGAACTTCAAAACAGACATCCTGATATGAAGGATATTTTGGAAGATGGTAAGTTCGTAGATTGGATCAAAGGATCAAAGATTCGCACACAGCTTTTTGCACAAGCAGATCAGCAGTATGATTACGAGGCCGCAGATGAGCTTTTCAGTAACTGGAAGGAGCGTCAGCAGGTAGTAGGACAAACTGCCGCTAATGAGAAACAACAACGCAAAGACACTATTAAGGCCGCATCTACAGGTAATGTTAGAGGAAGCGGAGAGCAGTCGGCAAAGAAAGTCTACAGGCGTTCAGACATTATTAAACTTATGAAGGATGATCCTGAACGATACATGTCTTTGTCTGATGAAATCATGCAAGCGTATCAAGAAGGGAGAGTCCGTAACTAATCTTATTATAGGACTTTTATCATGACTACATCAGTATATCCCGCAATGGGCGGGGCAGTAGACAACACTAGCGCGGCTACTTTTATTCCAGAGATTTGGAGTGACGAAGTAATTGCAGCTTATCAATCTAACCTAGTATTGGCTAACCTAGTCAAGAAAATGAGCATGACAGGCAAGAAAGGTGATACCATTCACGTTCCTAAGCCTACTCGTGGTTCTGCAAATGCTAAGGCAGAAAACACTGCTGTAACTATTCAGAACGCTGTTGAGGGCGAAATTCAGATTTCAATCAACAAGCACTTTGAATACTCTCGTCTTATCGAAGACATCACTCAAGCACAAGCTCTAGCTTCTCTACGTCAGTTCTACACTGGTGACGCAGGTTATGCTTTAGCCAAGCAAGTTGATAACGACTTGTTTACTTTGGGTAAGTCTCTAGGAAACGGAGACGGTTCTGATTGGACTCACAGCACTGTTTATAACTTCTCAGGAGCTTCTGGTATTGAAACTTATGCTGTTGATTCCGTAGCATCAAGTGACGTATTCAATGACGCAGGTTTCCGTGCCGCTATTCAGGTATTGGACGATGCTGACGTTCCTATGGACAACCGATGCTTTGTTGTTCCTCCTTCTCTCCGTAACGCTATTATGGGCGTTGATCGCTACATGTCTTCTGACTTTGTAGACGGACGAGGTGTACGTAATGGTCAGATTGGAAACCTATACGGTGTTGACGTATTTGTTTCTAGCAACTGCCCAATCATCGAAACTGCCGCAGATAACAGTGCAGGTGGAGACGTTAAAGCCGCTATGCTACTTCACAAGGACGCTATGGTTCTTGCTGAACAGCAGGGTGTACGTTCTCAGACTCAGTATAAGCAAGAGTTCCTTGGTACTCTTTATACTGCTGACACTCTATATGGTACGCAAGTAATGCGTCCTGAAGCAGGTGTTGTATTGGCTGTTAATGGCTAAGTAGTGAACTGGGGACTCCTCGCAATGGGGAGTCTCCTTTATTTTATTTTATTTAAGAGGTAAACATGTCATTATTTAGAGGCTCAACAGGTATAGGTACAGGAACTATAGAGGCTAAGGCACTTACGTTATCTGACTATGATACTGCGTCTTGGAATGTTTATAGCTTTTTTGGAAACGGCACTAGTAAGGTTTTTAACCTAGAATCAGACGCAGGAAGTTCAAACAACACACAAATTTATATAGATGGCGTTTACCAAGAAAAAGAAACATATAGTTTAACAGAAACAGTTCTAACTTTTTCAGAAGCTCCTCCTCTTGGAGCATCTATTGAAGTCATGGTTGCAGAAATTATGCCTATTGGTGTAACTACTTCCGACCTAGTATCTCATTTACCAGAAGGCACAGGAGCGTCTTTTACTGACGTTCAAACTGAACTCCGAAGTCTAAAGAAAGCTGTTGGTGGTACTAATCAAATTTTGTCAGTAGATACCTTTACTGGTGATGGTTCTACAACTACATTTACAATGACTGACTCCGCAGGTGATTCTTCCACACTTACTGTCGTTATTGACGGTTTAGTTCAAGAGATAGGTTCTTACAGTGTTACTAACGGCACTTCTTTAATTTTTTCTCAGGCTCCTTTATTGGGTTCCGTTATTGAAGTAAGGGCTTTAGTGCGTGGGGATATTATTTCTACTGAGTTAAAGACTAATGAGTTTGTAGCTAACGGCACAACTCTTGATTTTACTCTTAGTGCTTCTGCTATTAAGAACAATACTTTTGTTTATATTAATGGTGTGTATCAGTTTAAAAGCTCTTACGCAGTATCAGACACGACACTTACTTTTTCTCAAGCTCCTCCTAATAACTCTGTTATTGAGGTTATGCTTGTTGGGTTTACTACATCTATCGTAGCTACACCAGCGGCAGACAGTGTAGGAACATCAGCTATACAAGACAATGCAATTACCACAGCCAAGATAGCAGATAATTCAGTTACCACAGCCAAGATAGCTGACGATGCTGTAACAGCGGCTAAAATAGCTTCAGAGCCTATATCGGTAGGCATAACAACTGTAGTTACTTCTGCATCCATGACGGCTACGGTTAACACTCACGTTTACGTTAGCGCGGCAGGTAGAACTATTACGCTTCCTGCTTCACCAACCATAGGCCAAAGAGTCTTGGTTACGGTGGGTAACTTTACAGACACAGTGGTAGGTAGGAACGGAAGTAACATAATGAGCAGTGCTTCTGACTTCACAATGGATGCCGCTTATCTTTCCATACAATTCATATATACAGACGCAACGCAAGGGTGGGTAATGTCGTGAGTAATTTTTCAGATTTCATAGGTAGTGGTGGAGGTAGTGCTTCATTCCCCACAATCTTTTTACACAAGTCTCAAACATGGGTTCCTCCGCAAGACGGCAACATAATGATTCACGTTATTGGGGCAGGTGGTAGTGGTAGTTGTTCTAATAGTGCCTCCTACCTTCAAAGCGGTGCGGCAGGAGGTTATTGCAAAAAGAACTCTTTAGCTGTTACCACATCTGGCTCCTTTACTGTGGTGACTGGTGCAGGTGGAGCGCAGACAATAGGGTCTTTTTCGGCAGGAGTCGCAGGAGGCACTACGACTGTTGCAGGTACAGGACTAAGTGCTACGCTAACAGCTACTGGTGGTGCAGGAGGGGCTTTAAGTAGTGGCACTTACACTACTGGTGGTACTGCTTCCAATGGAGACATAAACAACGCAGGTGGACGCGGTGGCTGGAAGAGAGGCGGTGGTGCTGTTGGTTTAACAGGAGCAGGTAATGACGGGGTTATAGTAGATTTTTTAGGTACTGGAGGTAATTGCGATATTTTAGGAGATTTTTATTCTTCTAGTTTGGGCCAGTTGTCTGGCAGTGCTGGTGGCACAGGTACATATGTTTACACATACGGTATTGGTGGCGATTATGCGGCAGGGCCGTTAGCAGGTGCGGCAGGAATTTACAAAGAATCATTAAATGCCGCCTCTGGTAATGCCTCTATAGGTGGTGGAGGTGGCTGGGGTTATTATAATGGCGTAGGATACGTTACCTCAGGCCGTGGTGGTGAAGGCTGTGTTGTTATTCAGTACATACCGTAAAGGAGAATTAAATGAAATATATAGTTAAAGATGCTGACGGTAACATCACAAATACCATCGTTGCAGACGCAGAGTTTGTTGAGGCTAACTTTGAACACTATGAAGAGTGGGTTGCCCCTACACCCCCAGAGCCTACAGCAGAAGAGACTGCTCGTCAGTGGCGAGATTCAGAACTAGCCTCTACTGATTACATTATTTCTTTAACAGATCATCCACAGCGTGATGCTTATATAATTTATCGGGAAGCACTTAGGGCGTGGCCTTCTACAGATGCGTTCCCTGCTACTCGTCCCGAATTAGGAGAGTAATATGTCTTTAACAAAAGCAACAAACACGATGATCGAAGGAGCGCCTAACAATGTTAGAGACTTTGGTGCGAAAGGCGATGGTACTACAGATGACAGTACCGCTATTCAAGCCGCGTTAGACTTAAAAGGTCAGGTTTATATCCCTAGTGGCACTTATCTAATCAACACTACCTTAAGAATAAAGTCTAATACTAAGCTATATGGTGATGGTATTGAGGCAACTGTTTTAAAAGAAGGTGGTGCAGGTACAACCCTAGCTACGATGGCTACATCAATTCTTGTCAATCAAGCGTACTCCGATAATGATGCGGCTGGTAATGATTCAATGCACGTTGAAAATATTGCATTTCATGGGCAAAGGTCTACTGCTGTTGCTGATGGTTCAGCTACTTCTTCTAACAAAGGCATTGGCGGTGTGTACTTTAAGTATGCTAGTCGATCACGTATTAGGGATTGTTACTTTAAAGACGGTTGGTGTGGCTTTGTAATTACTGGGACTCGCACAGGGTTTAATTCCCAGTCACAAAATTCTATATTTGATTGCACTGTATATAACGCAACCTCATGGAATCAAAATGGTAATGCTGGCGTTCCAAGAGGAATATTAATTAATACTGCATATACTTATATGCGCGGTTGTTCAACTAACTCTTGTGCTACAGGGTTTTATATTGGTGGAGAACAGCTTGTCGTTGATTCCTGTAACACTTTTAACTGGACGTATGACAATGGGTTCTATTGTTTGGCCCCTGAGTTAGCTATGTCTAACTGTCGTGCAGACGGTAACAACTACGGCAACGGCATTACTCTAGCGTATAACACTGGAGCGCAATTAACTAACTGCTTTGTTCGAGACTGTTCTAACATGGGCTTTAGAATACACGCTCCGCAAAGAAACACTAACCTGACTAACTGTAGTGCAATCAACTGTGGTTACGGATTCAGGGCAGAGAACACTTTAGATTTTACAGGGGCTACCGTTACTGCGGCAGATGAAGTTATTAATGTAGCGCCTAGTGGTACAGCCAACGTTACAGTAAGAATGGTTACTGTTGACTTAGGAACGCCCATATCAGGCACGCTGTTTACTGCTGATGGTTGGCTTAATATGTCTGGCGCTAGTGTTGCAGGGTTTAACGGATCATTTCCTATATACAGTGTTAGCGGTAATACTATTAAGTACATATCTGAAGACGCTACTGCTGGCAATGCTGGCGGTACACCAGTAGTTAAATATTGTACTCACGATATAAACTTAAACAACATTGTTTCTGATACATCTGAATTAGATGGCATTCAATTACATGAAGCAGGCAATGTAGTAATTAACAACGCTACTGTTAGAACTGCAAAAAGAAATGGTGTGGGTATTGAAGACTCTAGGTCTATCACAGTCCATAACTCTATGTTCTACGAGACATACAAGTCTGCTGTGTACTCAGAAGATTCACGCAATGTTTGTATTGATAACGTGAAGACTTACGATACAAAAGGTGCGGCAGACACTGCATCTAATCGAGGTGTTGTTAGTTGGTATCAAACGCAAGGACTTACAGTGACTAATGTGGTAGGCACTAGCTATAAGGCGTATTGGATTTCTCAATTATCTACCGCTGAGACCATACCAAGTACAGGTATTGTTAAAGATAACTTTAGAACAGATAACATTACACAACAAGATTACACTAAATTTCCTATTCATTACGAGGGTTCTGGATCAGGTTCTCCTGAAGGTGTAGTGCTTGCTGGAGTAGGCTCCGTTTGGTATCGAAATAACGGAGGCGCTAATACATCTTTATACATCAAAGAATCTGGCACAACCAATACTGGTTGGGTTGCTAAATAAAATATAAGGAAAATAACATGGCTTTAACAAAAGCAACAAACAGAATGATCAAAGGCGCTCAGGTCAACATAAAAGATTTTGAAAGCCTTTCTTCTGGTGGTACTGACTGGCAACCAGCAATTCAAGCGGCTATTGATAGTTTAGATACTGGAAGTGACTACATTACAGGTGGAGTAATTTACTTTCCAGTAGGTCGATACTACATTAAGTCACCTATTGTAATTCGTACAACTGGAGAGGGAGTAGAAAAATTAACATCTGTTACCTTACAGGGTGAAGGAATTCATAACACTATTATTGATTGTGCGGAAGGGTTTGTGGGCAATGGTGAGTCCGCGCAATGGCAAGCTATTCAAGCATTAAACCCTACTTACTGCGCGTTTAAAGACTTTCAAGTGTTAGGAAACAATCGTGTGGCGATTGGACTTGAACTAGAAGGTGGAACCCCTCTTGTCGCTGGAAGTGAGATACTTGTTGAAAGAGTTTTTAGCCAAAACTTCACAGCCTCCTGTTTCCTCGTTCATCGTTGCTTTATGGTGACAATGACTCAGTGTCGATCTAAGGGCGGTGTAACAGGTTTCGATTTTAGTGGCGGTTACAACACTTCATTAAACGTAGAAAACTGCTATGCGCTAAATACTACTACCACAGGACAAGGTTTCTTAATTTCAGACGTAAGTTACAGTAACTTTACAGCCTGTGGCGCTGACAATACTGGTCGTTATGGGTATCGAGTAAGAAATACATCAGGTGTTTCTTTTGATAATTGTGGTGCTGAATCATCTTTAAGGTCGGGTTTTTTGTTTGAAGCAAATACAACATTTGATGATGATGCTTTAATAAGTGGAACTAGATGTACATTAAATTCTTGTTTTACGTCTGCTACTAATTCAGCTAATTCGGGGTACGGTTCGTTACGTAGCGAGTTAGAGAATCAAAATAAATTTTCTTTCACTATGCCTTCTGGAACGCCAGTAGTAGGTAACAATTATACTGTTAACGGATCGACATATAATGTTTATTATCTTAAGGTAAACGGAGACGGAAGCTCTTTTATTAAAACCACAAGAACAGTAGGATCAACTACACCCCCTGCATCTGGAACATTAAGCGGCACTCCAAATTTAACGTTTAATGCTTCTTCAGACCTTTTAAGCTCTGTTGATGTTGAGATTAACAGGTATGCTGAAAACAGTGTTACAGGTGCTATTTCAGTAACAAATGGAGGGGTTGATGAAAATCATAAACTTTCTCTTAATAGCTGTAAACTTACTGGTTCTATTGCAAGCACAGTTGCAGTTCTTAATCCTATTGATGTAACTCGCGTAAACAACTTGCCTGTTACTGGCGCTAATACTCCTGTTGTAGATTTAGCTTCTATATTTGGTAACTCTCTTAATTACTCAGGCATATTGCATATTGTTGCTAGTAACTCATCACCTGTCAGTTTATCGGCCGCTAATACTTCTTCTTATGTTCTTCTTGTAACAAAGTATACAATCGGTGCTGACTCTTATGCAATTAATGTGACAGAGATTGCTAAAAATGGATTAATAACAGGCGGTAGCGCAAATCATCCGTCATTTACATGGACAGGTGACGAAGCAAACAATCAATTAGAAGCTACTCCAGTTAGCAATACATCTGGTAACTTTTATTTTCACATTGGGCAGTTAGGCGCATTGTCCGCATCTTAATTTAACGAGGTTTTAAAATGTCAAATCCATTTATAGACAGGAAAAGAGAAGAACTTAACGGAAGCGTAACTGACATGGTTCCTGTGACTCCTTCTGATAGTACAGATAACGTAGGAACTAGTCCTAGATATAGACAGTCTACTTTAGCTTCACCCCCTGACGGTTCAGATGGCGTAACCAATAACATTGCTATTGGCCTATACATCACAGGAGCAGGAAACGTATCATTTCATAATATAGATGGAACTACGCGCACAATAGCTGTTCCTGATAACTTTTACTTAGTATGTTCTGTTAAGCGTGTGCTTGCTACTGGTACTACAGCTACTGGCATACATGCGATAATTGCATGATTGGCGCTAATGTAAGTGCATTCTCTATCGGCAAGGCTGTTGGTCGTGGTGGTGGTGAAGGGCCATTTGAACTTACTTACGCTGTGCAAGCTGGTGGTGCTTCTGGTGGAGGTAACGGAAATCCTATGGGTGCTGGCGGTGGCGGTGGATTACTAACGGCTACAGACAGTTCTACTTATGTTAAAAATACCGCTTACTCAGTAACAGTTGGAGCAGGAGGTTCAGGGTATGGCACCCATACAGGAAACAACGGTTCTAACTCTACTTTTGCTAGCCATACCTCTACAGGTGGAGGCGGTGGTGGTTATGGCGGTTCTCACGGAGTAGGTTCGGGAGGATGTGGTGGTGGAACTGGTTATTACGGAGCGCCAGCTGGCACTGGAATAGCTGGCCCTCCAAGACAAGGATATGACGGTGGTATTGGGTCAGGTGTTAGCCCAGTCTATGGATCAGGAGGCGGTGGTGGAACTGCAAGTGCAGGACTCAACGGCACAAGCACCACTATTGGAAACGGTGGCGCTGGAACGCAAATAAGCGCATCAGGTTTGACTCAGAAATTCGGTGAAGGCGGTGGAGGCGGTGGTTTTGGCTCAGTAGGTTTAGGAGGCGGTAATAACTCTACAGGCGGTGGCGGTAATGGAGGCAATGGAAGTGTGTTGCCGCAAGCTGGAGGAACCAATAGTGGTGGTGGTGGTGGAGGAAATGCAGGAAATGGGGCTAGTGGGGGTTCAGGTATTATACTTTTAATTTATCCTACTTCTGTAACAGCAACATTCTCTGCTGGCGTTACTTCTAGCTCGTCAACTCACTCAGGAAATACTGTTACTCAAATCACAGCCGCTGGCCCATCTGACACAGTAACCTTTGGATAATCACTATGGCACATTACGCAGTATTAGATAACAACATAGTCACTCAGGTGTTTGTCGGTAAAGACGAAGGCGACACTAACTGGGAAGAATATTACGGAGCAAAGCGCACCAGCTTCAATACTAGTGGCGGTGTTCACGCTAACGATGGTACTCCCTTTCGAAAGAACTATGCAGGGATTGGCTACACATTCGATGAGGAGCGTGATGCTTTCATACCTCCTCAGCCCTACCCTAGCTGGACACTGAACGAAGATACTTGTTTATGGGACTCACCTGTACCCTATCCAGAGGAAGGTATGTACAAGTGGGATGAAGACAATCAAGAGTGGGTAGAATTATGGACAGAGTAAAACAATTCTGGCGTAGCCGTAGTAACAGGTGGCAAGTCTTTGGTGTAACCTTGGCGGCTCTACAAGTCTACGTCCTACAGCTTAACTTATCTGCTGAAACTATTATGTTAGCTAGCATCCTATTTGGAATGGGTGGTATATTCTTCCGCTATCAAACAACACAAGCAATGTCAGAGAAATAAAAGGAACTTATTATGCTGGACGAACAAAGTAAACAAACTGTAGATGTGATTGCGGCCTCAACAGGGTTTCTTTCTTTAGCCGCTTGGTTGCCTCCCTTGGCTAGTTTATTTACTATTGTCTGGCTAGGCATTAGAATTTATGAGACAGATACAGTTCAACAATTATTAGGTAAGAAATAAATATGACTATTCTTTTAACTAAATCAAGAAACATTACTGGCGCTCCTCTTGCTTCTGATCTTGCAGTAGGTAACGGCTCTACTACTTTTGGTGCTGAGTTAGCAGTCAATACTGCCGATAAAAAACTGTACGTTAAAGATAGTACGAATGCTGTAGTTGAGATTGCAGGAGCATTACAGGCTTATCCTGTAGGTGCTGTTTATATCTCTGTGGACTTTACACCGCCTAGTACACTCTTTGGTGGAACTTGGGAAAGATTCGGAAAAGGTAGAACGCTTGTAAGTTTAGATAGCGAAGATACAGACTTTGACACAGCGGAAGAAACAATAGGCGCTAAGACGCATACGTTGACTACTGATGAACTTCCTGCTCACACGCATAGTTTTACTGCTATGCAATATACTGCAATTAATAATGACCGTGGGGGCGCTGGTCAGTTAGCTGAGTCTTCCTCTAGCAACACAGAGGCTACTGGGGGCGGTGTAGCTCACAACAACATACAGCCTTCCATTGTTGTATACATGTGGAAAAGAACTGCATAATGTCTATTCTTCCTTCTTTGATTGAACCTATTTCAAGTTTATTAGATAAGTTTGTAGAGAATAAAGATCAGAAAAACTTACTAGCTCACCGAATAGCTACAATGGCAGAAAGACACGCACATGAGCTTGCCAAGGGACAGCTTGAAGTAAACAAAGTGGAAGCCGCACATAACAATATGTTTGTCGCGGGTTGGCGGCCAGCAGTAGGCTGGATTTGTGCAATGGGCATGGCAGGTAATTTTATCTTGATTCCTATGGCTAACTTTATACTAGCCTTGGTTGAATCTGAAATAGTAATACCTTTAATTGCTCTATCTGAAATGATGCCTGTTCTTTTAGGTATGTTAGGTCTTGGAGCCATGAGAACAGTAGAGAAAGCTAAGGGCGTACAGAGAGACAAATAATGCAATTAACAAAGCAAGGATACACAATCTAATGACTTACTTACAGCTTGTACAGAGTGTACTAAGAAGGCTAAGAGAAGACGATACAATTCAGTCTGTGTCAGAAAATAGCTATTCAAGGTTAATAGGAGAGTTTGTAAATGATTCTAAAAGGATTGTAGAGGACTCTTGGGATTGGTCAGCTTTACGAACTACTTTTACTATTGACACAACAACTGATATTTTTAGGTATCAGCTTGAAGGTTCTGACATCAGTCTTAAAATTCTTGATATTATAAATGACACATCTAATTATTTCTTAAAGCCTGTGACATCTAGTTGGATGAACAATGCTTTTCTAAACAATCCTCCAGCTAAGGGTTCTCCTGCTTATTATTCTTGGAATGGCTTTAATGATAATGGGGAGGCAATCCTTGATTTATATCCTATTCCAGATGATAACTATTTTATACGTGTCAACACTATAGATAAGAAAGAGACACTAGTTGAAGATTCAGCAATTTTACATGTGCCTTCTAATCCTGTAATACATTATGCTGTTGCTTTAGCTTCAAGAGAGCGAGGGGAAACTGGCGGTACATCATCAGCAGAACTGTTTGCCATAGCGGATCAAACACTAGGCGACATGATTGCATTTGACGTAGCTCGACACCCAGAAGAAACTGTTTGGAGACCTATATAGTGGCTCAACAACTACAGAATGTAACAATTAATGCACCTGCGTTTGGAGGTATCAACACGCAGGATTCTCCTGTGGGTCTTGACCCTAGCTATGCGTCTATTGCAACTAACTGTGTTATTGATAAACTAGGACGAGTAGGGGCTAGAAAAGGCTCAGTATTGCTGTCTTCAACTGAGAACACTACAGGGGCTTCTACAGTAGGTACAAACACTGTAAAAGTAGAGACAATCTTTGAATCTTTAGATAAAAGCGGAGATAAGATTGTTTTCTCAGCAGGTAACAATAAGATATTTAGTGGCGTTGGTACTTTAACTGACATAACTCCATCAGGTTACACTATAAATAATAACAAGTGGAAGATTGTAAACTTTAATGATCATGTTTATTTTTACCAGACAGGACATGAGCCTTTAGTTTACACTGATTCTGGAAGCCAAGGACTTGTTAAGCTGACATCAGTTACAGGTTTTGACGGCCCTAATGGTATTGTTTCGGTATTCAATGCAACAGCAACAGCTTCAGAGACGACAACACTTGTAGTTAATGACGGCACTACAACAGTTAGTATAGCATCTGCATCCTACACTAGTGTTGCTGAACAAGTCACTGCAATACAAGGTGCTTCTAATTATAGTAATTTATTATTTACTGTAGCATTAAACGATGCATCTGATGGTTTTAAATTTACTTATAAAACAACAGGTGCAGTCTCTTTTTCTCCAACTTTAACAGGATCAGGAAGCAGTCACACAGTTACTCTTCTAATTGCAGGAAGTGTTGATGCTCCTTATCAAGCCAATGAAGTATTAGCGGCTTTTGGTCGTTTATGGATAGCAGACATCACAGGCAATAAACATACTATATACTGGTCAGACCTTCTTAATGGAAATGATTGGAATGGTGGTTCTACAGGTGCTATTGACTTAACAACAGTATGGCCTTCTGGTTATGATGAAGTTGTAGCACTTGCGGCACACAATAACTTTCTTATTATTTTTGGTAGGATGTCTATTGTTGTTTATTCAGGTGCAGACAATCCTACTACAATGGTTTTACATGATACTGTCAAAGGTGTAGGTTGTGTTGCTAGAGATTCTGTACAGCACACAGGTACTGACATTGTGTTCCTGTCTGACGCAGGTGTGCGTAGCTTTGGTAGAGTCATTCAAGAAAAGTCTATGCCGATGAGAGACATAAGCAGAAACGTCAGGAATGACTTAGTACGGCAGGTCAACGAGGAAAGAATACTAGACTCTACGCTATCTTCTGTTAAGTCCTTGTATAGCCCAGAGGAAGCCTTCTATCTTTTAACTTTACCTACAGGCAACATAACGTACTGTTTTGATATGCGACAGGCGTTACCTGATGGATCACACAGAGTTACTACGTGGGCAACTCCTATTGCGTTGTGTTATACAAGAACGCAGGAAGGCTTTATATATATGGGAAGACAAGGAGGCATATACAAATACACAGGTTTTGTAGATGGCTTGTGTACTCTTGTTGGCGGTACGTATACTTATTCAGTTTCTTCTTATCCTTTATCTTATTTTAGCAATCCTTTAGATTTTGGAAACTCGTCAAACATTAAGTTTCTTAAGAAGTTTAAAATGACAATCATTGGAGATGCAGAGGCACAGTCTGTATTAAGTTGGGGATATGATTACTCAGACTCCTATTACAAACAAACTTTTAACTCTAAAAGAACTAACCCAAACATAGCTTATTATGGTGTAAGCGAATACAATGTTACAACTTCTGAATACACAGCAGGTACTCAAACTCAAGTACCTAATGTACACGGTTCAGGACATGGAAACGTAGTCACTGTTGGTTTAGAGTCTACAATTAGCGGTAGTGAATTTTCAATACAAAAAATTGATATAAACGTATTATTAGGGAGACTTTTTTAATGAGTAATTATACAAAAGCCACAGACTTTATGGCTAAAGATAATTTACCAACAGGTAGTGCAGGTAAAATAGTAAAAGGTACAGAAATAAACGATGAGTTTAACTCTATCGCTACAGCTATTGCAACTAAAGCAGACTTGTCAGGGCCAACATTCACAGGTGTAGTTACTGTTTCAACACTATCAGCAAGTAGCCTCACAGGAACACTATCAGGTACAATTAGCGGAGGGAGTTACTAATGGGTTTTTTATCAGACTTGTTATCATCAGGTCAAGCTTATCAGAGCTTAAAAAGAGATATAAAAAGAAAAACAGACTTTAGAGATGAAACACTAGAGCGTGGTACTGCCGTAGGTGAGCAAGGATACGAGCAGTCACAGTTTGTTCCCTTTAGTGTTACATCTAGCACAGGTGGTATACAAGGCAACGCTGAAGGTGGGTTTGATATGAACCTATCTGAAGAACAACAGGCTATGCAAGACCGTCTGTTTGGCATGTCAGGCGGTTTCCTAGATGAGCTAGGCGGTGATCCTCTTGATCGACAAAAGGCTTTATACGAGCAAATAAGAGGCATACAAAGCCCAGAGGAAGAACGTCAACGACTTGAGCTAGAGAACCGTTTAAGAGGACAGGGTAGGCTAGGTTTAATGACTGCTCAGTATGGCGGTAGTCCAGAGCAATTTGCACAAGCGTTAGCGCAAGAACAAGCACGTAATGAAGCGGCTTATCAAGCTTATGGACAGTCTCAGGCAGACAGACAGCAAGCTTTCGGTTTAGCTAGTGGTCTTATGGGTCTAGGCTACGTACCACAGCAACAGTTAGGTGAGCTTTATAAACTAGCTACTCCTACAGCATCCTTAGCACAAAGCGGTAGAGAAACAGGTGCGGCCTTAAATGTTGAATCAATGTTAAAAACCTTGTTTGACAAGGAAGGTGGTTACATTGGACAAACATTAGGAACAAATTATAACCCTAAGACAGGAGAACGTGTAGGTGGTATCTTTGGGGCGCAAGCGGCTAAAGATGACGCTAGAAGTGGTTTCTGGAATGATTTACTTGGTACTATAGAAAGTGCAGTTACTGCTGGCGCTAGTGGTGGCGGTGGTCGTAGCGGTGGTGGCTAATTGGTCTAAAACCCAATAACAAATTATTAATAGGACAATATAATGGCAGATCGAGATTTAGTAGGCTTATTAACAGGCACTCCTACGCAACCAATTCAACCTCTTACAAGAAATCAAAGACTTGCTCAAGAAGCAGGAGGTGGCGGCAGGGCCGTAGGTAAGCTGTTTGCTAAACTAACAGGAAGAGAAGTTCCAGACAACCCTATGGAACAACTAGAAAAATTACTTCCTAATATGAATCCTGAAAATCCTGACGATTTAAGTCAGCTTGCTAAGTTACAAATGTCTTCAGGAAATCAAGTAGGGGCCGCTAGGACAATAGCACAAAGAAATGCTATTTTAGAAAAACAACAGGCAGTTTTAGAAAAACAAGAGCTTGAAGATCAAGGAATGGCTGATAGGGTTTCTTTATCTACGTATGTACAGGAAAAATATCCTGAACTACCTCAGTTAGCGATGTTAGTACAATCAGGAATTGTCACAGCTAAAAACTTAAAAGACTTTTTACCTGATGCTACAGGAGATGTTAATGCTCAGTTTGGAGGATCAGATAAATGGGTAGATGAAGAAGGGAATTATTTTTATGGAACACAAATAAAAGACCCAAAAACTAAAACTACTTCAACATCTCTTTCCCCTGTTGATGCTTCGGGGCCAACTGAACCTGTAGGAAATGTTACTCCTGTTGGTTCTTCTGGAGAGACTTCAGCAGAAAAACAAGCAAGAATAATTGAAACGTCAACAGCTAAAGAGAAATCAAAAGAATTTCTAAAAAACAAAACTCAGGCTGTTGGTGGTTTACCTGCTTTACTTGATAATAAAAAGAACATTGAGGAAGCTCAAAAAATACTTGAAACTTTACCAACAGGCGGCCCTATCAACATAGCGGCTTACGGTATAGAAGATTTCTTTGGTGTAACTAGCGGCAATAGAGCAGACTTTGAGCGTGTGTTAGCTATGGAAACTTTTAAGTCGTTAAAGCCTATCTTTGGTGGTGTTATTTCTGATCCTGAAAGAATGGCCTTATTAGAAATAGCGGCAACAGTTGGAAGAGGAAACAAAGCTAATAGTGCAATTATTAAAAGATTAATTAAAGATATGAATCAAAGAATTTCACAAGCTAAACTATATTCTGATTCAGAAGACTTTGACGAATACAATGCTTTTGTACAAGAGTTGTTAAAGGAAGATAAAGAACCCGAAAACGAAAAAGTAACGTTTGATATGTTGAAAAAAAGAGCGGGGAAATAATGAGTAAACTTTATGATGTTGATCTTCCTAACGGTGAAACTATTTATGACGTACCTGTGGGAACCAGTGAAGAAGTAGTCAAAGACTTAGCAATTTCTGGCGGCTTGGCTACTCTTGAAGACTTTGCTCCAAAACCAACTCCTACAGAAGAAGACTTGCCTTGGTATCAGGACGTAGGTGATTTCCTTAAGGGAAACATGGAAATACCTTTGGGTCTTGGAGGTAGTCTTGCAGGAGCCGCGGCAGGTATTCCTTTAGGCCCTCCAGGAATGGTAGCAGGGGGAATCATAGGCGGTTCAGTAGGGACAGGAGCAGGGTCTTTAACATCTGATGTTTTGGAAGGTAAAGAACTGGACTTTCAATCTGCTGTTAAAGAAGCTTTAATATCCGCAGGGTTTGATGTAGCAACTTTAACTTTAGGTAAGTATTTAAAAGGGCCATATCTAGCCGCCAAAGCCGCTTTAGGTTATGGGCCAAAGGAAGTAGCGGAAGAAATAATAAAGGAAGGTTTAGAGACAGGATCAGCTGAGTCTTTAAAAGCAACTCAAAAGATTTTAGAAGAAAGTGGGTCTAGTTTAACGAGGTATCAAACAGGACAAGCCTCTAGTCTTGCTGTCTTTGCTGAAAAGATAGGGGATGCAGGTCTTTTATCAGGTAAGGAAGCCACAGGTAATGTAAAGAAAGTAAATGAAGCGGCACAGTCAGCGTTGAACGACATAGCTAATGCTGTTGACTTAAGAACTGGTGCGTCTCCTTCCGATCTAGGGGAAGCAATGTTTGACATTTTATCCGCAGGTCGATCAGCACTTAGTGATTCCTATGGTGACGGTTTAGATTCTATTATGAGTCAAGTTAAAAACAGAACTGTAAACACGGCAGGAATTAAGAAACAACTAGAGTCATACTTAAAACAAAACACTATAAAAACCTCAGATGTAGTTGATGGTAAAGTGGTGACTAAAGATAAAATACTTCTTGACGATGCTACTATAGCATATATTGAAAAAGAACTAGCAGGAACTTTAGAATACGGAAATATGTCAGCACAAGCTTTAATTCGTCTTGATAAAATGATGTCAGCACAAATGCGTCAGTTTGGAACTAAAGGAACGCAAAACTATAATTCAGTGGCTGATGGAGAACTTATAAAATTACAAGGTATCTTAAAAGATTCTTTTATAAATACTTTAAAACAAGCTGACCCTAAAATGGCAAAGGAATATGCGTTACTAAAGACTTCCTATAAAGAAGGACTGTCTGGTTTGCTTCCTGTGTTAAATAAAAATACAATAATGAGAGCAGAAATTGGTGATTATAAAGCTTTAGGCGCTATGTTGACTACTCAATCTAATAGTGACAAAATTCAAGGTTTTATGAAAAGCATAGATGAGGCTTATAAAGAAATAGGTAAGAGAGAGGGATTACCTTCAGAAATAGCCTATGGTACAGCTAAGGAAGCAAAACAAGTCATTAAACAGTCTTTCCTTAGAAACTTGATTCCTGATGTATCTTCTCCTGATTTTGATATTTCACGTTACAATAGTCTAGCCGCCCAATTTAGTAAACCAGACGCAGACAAAAGATTAAAAGTTATTATGGGTGAAGACTACGCAAGGACAAAGCAGATATTTAATCTGTTTTCTGAAGCCAGTAAAAGACCAGAAGGAAACTTCGGTACTTTATTTCTAAGAGGTAAAGAGTTTCAAGCTCTTCAAGGGTTATCTTCTTCTGTTGGCGCAGGTGCAGGTGTAGCCATAACAGGTGGGGCTTTAGGTGCTATGGTAGGGGCGTTTGTAGCACCCTCTATAGTCTTAGCTACTCCTATTTTTCTATCAAAAGCTGCCTCTAATCCTAAAGCTGTGAACAAGTTACTTGCTTTTGAAAAGATGACGTTTAAATCTCCTGAAGCTATGGAAAAGTTCGCAAGTTTTATTGTCAGCGACACAATGGATGCTCTGTCTGAAGAAGAGCAAGCGGAAATGCGTAACTACTTTAGACAATAGGATAGTTAAATGGCTGATAAAGAGTATGATAGCTTTTTAAGAGACCTTCTGGGAGAGTATACTGTCAACACGCAGGAAAGATATGCACGTACTCCTGATTTTTTCCCTACTGCTGATGACGATGTAGGTTCAATTACTGCTGTTGATCCTACTTGGCGAGACTCCATAAGGAACATCCTTGCGGAGTCTTTAGGTGGAGAACGGAAAAACTATAGGCAAGCAGAAAACCTTTTATCTGTAGGTGACTTTCTACCTGCTGTTGGTGGTGGTTTGATGTCTGCCGATATTGCTGATGAATATGAGGCGGGAAACTACGGAACAGCAGGAATGTTGGCTATGTTAGGGGCTGTTCCAGTGGCAGGGCCATCTTTAGCCAGAGGAGGTAAGGGTCTCTTCTCAAGCGCAGGTAACTTAGTTAACAGAGTGGCGCAAAACGTCCCAACAGATATTGCTGAGTTTTATACTAACCCTGTAAAAGGGGGAATAAACTTTCTAAAAGAATACGGAAAGTCTGTAGCTCCTGCTGTTAGGGAAAGCATTGATCCTGCGGCTGTTGCAAAACGCAGGGTTTTAGGTATTTCTGATAGAAAGTTAGATGATTGGGCAAGTGATGTTGGACAAGACGCAGAAAAGACAGCTATCGCTATTAATAGGCAACTTGATATGCCAGAGGATTCCTTACTTGAAAAAAGCGTTGTGGGGCTTAACTATTTAGATTCAAGAATTGCTAGATCAGACGGAGCCACCCTGTCTAAGGGCATAGGTCAAGGATTTAGAACTACAGGTGAGATTCCAGAGTCTATAATTCAAAGAGCTACCAAGCATTTGACTGATGGCCCTCATATTAAAAAACAAAACTATAGATATGACTATCAAATTAAAGACCCTTCTGTAGATAAAAATGTAGGTTACGTAGAATCTATTGGTCTTTCAGGAGGAGGGGCGCAGGTAGTTAGGTCACTTCACGGAAAATCTACAGACACCTATTTAAAAGTCGTTAATAACCTCCGAAAATCTACAGGGACAAAACCCAAAGCTAAATTAGACTCTGAAGGAATGGTAGAGTTTATGCAGATAGCTTCTACTTTAAACAACAACACCTATCAACTAATGAAAAAGCTAGGTGTTAGCGGTCAGCCTAGTCAAGTTGTAAATGATTTATTAAGGGCTAGAGCAAAAACACTTAAAGGTTCTAAGCTTAAAAAAGGAGAACAAAAAGTTTTAGATTCTTTTAATAAACTATTAGACACTAAAGCTATAAAAATGGCAAGAGTAAGTGACGAAGCAGGGAACTCTGTTGGTGCTAGAAATTTAACAGACATTAAAAAACCTGAAGGTTACTTAGTTACACAGCAGTCTTATAATTCAAGACAAAAAGAACTGGGCGGTGTTAATGCTTTTGTTGTAGTTGATCCTAACAAAGAAAAGATGTATACAATGTTGAGTGATGGACATGACATCTTTGGTAAAGACCCTGTTGGTGGTCATGGTTTAATCACTGTCTCTCCGCTGATTGAGTCTTCAATTAAAACAGGTGCTAAGTATAACAACAAACAAATAAAAACCAACATGACAAAAAGAAAGATTAACAAAGCACTGAAAGAAACAGAAAAAGTAACAGGTGTAAAACAACTGCCAAAAGAAACAAACGAGGCTTATACAAAAAGAGCCATGAAGTTTTCTAAACCTCAAGTTACTGAGGCTGACGTAGCTAGAGCTAATTCAGCTAAAAGAAAACTACAAGGGACAGCAGGGGCCGCAGGGTTACTAACGACAGCAGGGGTTGTTTCTGCACTAGAAGACGAAGAATAAAAAGGGGCCACTTAAGGCCCCTTAGTTTTATAACAAGTTACAACTTTACACTATTTCACATGCTCCACCTACACACGCTAACTCTTGAGAACCTGTAGTATTATCCTCTTGTTCAAAATGTTCAAGGTCATTCCAATTAACACCCACAGGCATCTGCTGTACTAACTCCTGATACTTATCCTCGCTGATGTCTTCATAAGGAGCTTGCTGATACACATGATCACTAACTGGCAACAAACTAATCCCACTACACAAGTCAAAGTTATTCCAAATCCACTGAGCAACTTCCAAGAACTCATCGTCTGTATAATAAACAGTGATACTTGGCTTATGTTCACACCAGTGGTTCTGGTAAGCCTTCCATAACTTAAGCTGTTCCATTGCACCCACCTGTTTGACTGTAACACTAGTCTCTGGTGACTTCACAGGGAAACTATAGACTAAGGATGCAGGGGACATAATGTCTTGCTCTACAGGGAATCCTCCTGCTGACATGAACTGTGCAAGTGGGTCTTTCGCGTCTGAACGAACTCTTCTAATGTAATGCTTAGAAAACCTAGGATGAATGCCACTAGCGCTATCGACCAACTGAGACACAGTACCACTAGGCTTAACGCACGTAATAGCCACTGACTGGTTGATTCCCAACTTGTTTGCCCAAGCTTTATTAGTTTTGATTGCCACATCTTTTAAATCCTCCAACCACTTTGCTGACGCTGTGTCATTACTTAAGACCTTATGATCCATAATGCCTGTCAAGCTTAAACCAAGCAAAGCCTCTTCCTCTGTGTTTCTCTGCCACAACTTACGTAGATACCTGAAGTCAGTCAGAGTAGCCTGTAGTGTCCCTATAATAGCCGCCAGTTCTACTTTTTCCTTGAGGGTAGCTTTGGTATCGTTCGCACGTACAACCACCTCAGACAGATTACAGAACTGATTACTGCGTAATATGATCTCACTGCAAGGGTTAGTCCCGAAGTCCTGCTCTGCGTCTCTACGTCCATTCCTAGCGGCTATCTTCTGTGCCGCAACTCTACTAAAGATACCACGCTCACCTGCCTTAGACTCGTACATATTCTGCATTTCAGACAGGAAGGACTCAAAGTCAGGCTTCTCTGTGTACGCTACGCTGTTGTTAGCTAGTCTACGGTGTCCTTCACTGCGCCACCAATCACCCATCTTAGCCTTAGCCATGCGAGGGTCGGATAGGTTGGACAGGCTAATCAAAGCAGACCTACGTACACCACCCACCACTACAATGTCAGCTATCTTACAGCAGATGTCGTGACACTCAATGGATGTCAGCTTGCGTCCTGTAGCCTTGGTGAACACCTCTATACAGAAGTTAAACAAATCTACCAAAGGCTCAGGGCCGCTTGCTCTACCACCGAATGTCTTAAGCCTTGCTCCCGCAGGTCTCACTTTGCTTACATCCCACTGAGGTACTTTACCTGCGTACAACATAGCTATCAACTCACGGAATGCAGATGCCCAACCAATCTTACTGTCGGAAACAACAATCACACTGTCAGTTTTATGGAAGGACTCAGCAACCATTGGTAGCTTGTTGATGAAGTTACGCTCAACACTAAAGCCTACACCTGTGCCACACATCAAGACATACATCAACTCATCAAAGCTACGAGGTGAGTCTATGTGCAAATAACTGCAGTTAAACCCTGCTACATTGTCTTTGTCGAGTGCTTCCCCTGCTGTCATCATACATCGCATTGAGGGCATTACTTTTAAGCTGTGTATTCCGTTGTACAGTCGTTTGGCTGTCTTCTTGTCAAGCTGTCCACGGTTGACCCAGAAGTCCACATAACGCTGTACTGTCTCTTCCCAAGTCTCTCTACGTTTTTCTTCAGGCATCCAACGTGCGTAGCGAGACTTATGTATAAACTGCTGATATTGATCCATTAACTATTCTCCTTGGAAACCATAATGGTTAGTTTGTTTAAGTACCACTTAGCTTTATTTAAGTCCTCTACCTGCTTGCCCTTATAGTCGTACCTCCAAAGGTACTTCATACAGTTGCCCTTGAGGTATCCTTTGAATGCTACTGAAGACATGGACTCCTCTATAGCTTCAATACACTCAATGTTGCCAGTGTTGTAATGCTTTGGCTTATTAACTACGTCTTCAAGCTCTTCATCTGCAATGACATGGTAGGCTGTCATGGCCTCGTCAGTGACTATATAACTCTTAGGGCCGCAGGGTATTATAGCAGGATGTTCCTTAGCTACCCTATCCCAATCAGCAGGAGTTGCGTCATTAAGTCTCATCTTCAGTATCCTCTGTAAATTTATCTCTATTAATAATTAAGCGATCTTCAAAAGCTTCCAAAATATCTTCAGGGGTTATGTCTAACACTTCACACAACAGAACAACATCGTACTCCCTTATTACTTCTTCCTTTAATTCCTCAAGTGTTAGTGACATTTTTATTCCTCACATACTTCAGTAACTCTTTGCTTGTCTTTACAGTGAAATGAGAGAAGCCTTCCTTATCACACCACTGCCCCATAGTTAATTTACTGCCCTTCCTTACTTTCTTGTTAGGGTCTGACAACACAAATACTAACTCCCAATCTCCGATAGAATCTCTTATGGATGTGTACTTCTGTGTGTCCCCTACTCTAAAGTAACCCTTAGCCTCAATCAGTATCTTCTTGTCTTCATGTACAAAGTCTGGAAGATAGTTCTTACGTATAATGTAAGGTAGCTTGTAAGGCTCATACTTAAACTCTTTATTAAGAACATCGTAAAGAGCAGACTCAAGACCCGATCTAAAAACCTTCTTCATCTAGTATGATCTCCTGTACGTTAGGTTCCTTAACTACTTTACAAAGAAACTTAGGAGCGTAGGAATAATTGAATACTCTTAAGTCTGGGTAGCAATGTTTTTTGAACTGACAGTAAGAGCAACCAACGGAGAGTTTTAAGTTTCCTGACTTGCCATCGGGCAAAGGCTCGTAACAAAGTAACTCTGGTTCTGGATGCTCTACTAGCTTTTTTACATGGCGTACTCTCTCTGCTATATCCTGAGACAGCGCATCGTAAACTCTAGCATTCTTATCATCCAAGTCGTACTTGAGGTAGGTCAGGTGTCCGTTGGCTTTGTCCATAGCTAACCACCCGAACTTCCTGTCTCCTTCTGAGTGAGCGTAGGCTTTGATCTGATCAATATAACCAAAGGGATCGTCAAAGGCAAGCGATCCATCCTTGAACTTCTTAAACCCATAACTGCTTGCTGACTTGACATCAGTAACAACACCGTCAATCTTGCAGTCCATGTGACCCACGATTCCTTCAACTTTACATACCTTTTGTTCGTCAGTTACACTATGTCCTGCCATGCGAGTAAGGAATAACAACATCTCCTCAATCAAGTGACCGTACATAAACTTCACATAAGTGTGTGGTAGAATGTCTTCGCCCTCAGTACCGTTGACATGATTCCATAGGTACTTATCGGTGCGCCCAATGTTAGACAGGCGTAGCTTACGGTTATCCTTACGCTTCTCCCTGCCAAACTCTGTACGCATAAGAGCCTTAACACCCTCACCAAACTTATCTATCTCTGCCTCAACGTCTACGGATGAATCAGCGTCCTTGCTAATCATTAGATCGTAGATGTCTTGCACCAAGTTATCCGTTGTCTTGTTGTTGTTCATTTAAAACCCCTTTGGCTTCCTGTGGTGTACATTTGAACCACTCGTTATTCCTTTCAAACAACTGCTCTAACTTTGAGTGGGCTGTAGATTCAGCCTTACGTCTATCATCAGTATCATAACTATAGTATAACACATAATCTCTAAAAGGGGAAGAGGTTTGATAATTTTTTAACCTGTCTTCCGCGTCTATAGCCATCCCTACTTTTACCCAACCGTCCCAAGCTTTGTTAGTAATTATGTAAACAGCACCTTCTTTAACAGTATTGTACTGAAGATGTACATACTCGCCCAAAACACGAGCTTTTCTTTTTAATCTGTTTTGTCTGCTTTTGATATTATCGCAAGTTTTACAGATGTAATTATTTTTCTTAACATTCCCCTCCCCCCACACATCTTCTGTTAATTTAATTGAACAGCGGTTGCAGTGTTTATTAGTGGGTGTCCGCCCAACTATCTCCAACTTTAAACTCCCCTGCGAGGGGGCAGTTAAGTTTGTAGTGGAGTCCTGCGGCTTCGACACAACTGGTTGCAAGTCCTCCGAAAACCTTTGCTTTCTCTTCTCTGACCTCTGTCTGGATTTCATCGTGTATATTTCCTATAAAGTTATAGTCAATGTTCCATTTAGTTGCGTACTCATCCAACAAACACAAGGCTTTCTTCATAACAATAGCCCCTGCGGACTGCAACAAAGTGTTCAGTGCCGCGTGTTGTGATCGTACATAGACCCTTCGCCCATCCAAGCCAAGAACATAGCCTCTTCCAGATGCCACTGCAACTCGTTCTCGTAGTCTTCCAAGAGATGGCGTATTGCCAAGGAATTTTTCCTTAAGTCGTTTACCATCCTTTGCACTTCCTCCAACGATACTTCCGATTTTGGAATCTCCTGCTCCATAAAGGAAAGCGTATATGAAAGTCTTTGCTTGGTCTCTAGTTTCAAGGCCGCTAGCCAACTGATTTGCCGTGTGAATATCTCCTGTGAGAATTTCATTTGTATAGCCCTCGTCATTCATGTAATGTGCAAGCATCCGTAACTCAAGACCGCTTGCGTCCATACCTACAAGTTTGTAACCTTCTGGTACTGTCCATACGTCCCTGCACTGCTTACCGTAAGGAGAGTAAACTGCAGGTACTTGACCCATGTTAGGACTGGAATGAGTCATACGTCCTGTCACTGCTCCGTTAGGATTAACGTAGCCATGTACTCTACCGTCCTCTTTAACAGCCTCTAACCAACTCTGAACTTGAGCCACACGCTTCTGTATCATAAGATACTCAGCTATCAAAGCGGCCTGTGGTATGCCCTTCACTGTACCTAGCACTGCCTCATCAACGATGGCCTGTCCTGTCTCAGTGAATTGCTTAGGTTTCCATCCATAATACTGGAGGTGTCTGCCTATCTGCTGTCTTGAACCTAGATTAAACACAGGGAAATCTATGCGACTAAAGGGTGCTACCGCTTCCTCCCAGTTATCACCAAGAAACTTGAGTCCAACAACCGATTGCGTACCATCCTTCTTAAACTTGGGCGTAATCTCTTTGACAAATGTCGGTAACGGTTTGAAAACCTGATGCACTTCATCTTCAAGGTCATTCTTTTTCTCCTTTAATGTAGCCAGTAAATGGTAAGCTTTCTCTTGGTCTAAGAGCCACCCCTGTTTAATCTGCTGAGTAACAATGCTTTGTACTTGATGCTCAAGATCAATACTTTCAGACTCAAAGCCTCTAAGCTCAGAAAGTAATCTCTGGTACACCAACGCATTAACTCTAACGTCCTGTATGCAATACTCCAACATATCATACGAAAAAACATCCCAAACATTATGATCTCCTTTGGGGCAATTAAGTATAGAACCCCAGTTATCTAAGGAATGACCACCCTCTCTTGACGGATTAGCTAGTCGGGACATTACCAGTGTGTCAGTTATTTTACACTTGCTAAAGTCTACCGCTAGTAGTTTTTCCAGTACAGGTATATCATATCCTATAAGGTTGTGACCAATTAGTTCGCACTCGTCCTGCAGTTGTAACCAAGTTATAAATTCAGGTAGTCTATCTCCCGACCAAGTTAAGGAATCATCGTGTCCTAGCTGTCGCACAACAATACACCATACTGTATCAGGGTCAAGGCCGTTGGCTTCAATGTCAAGTACAAACTGTTTCATAATTAAAACTCCGATTCTTCACCCATAGGGCAACTAGTTTCAATCATCCGACCTGTCTCTTTATCATAGTAAAGGTAACAAGCCGCACCAGTGAGTCCAACAAATCTGTTCTTGAGTACACGAACTGTTGTGGTGTTCCGTGTCTCAGGGTCAGCGTGTTGCTGATCTCGTTCAAGTCCAATGACCATATCACTTAGCTGTGCGATAGCCGCTGAACCACGTAGTTCTCCTAAACTAATCTTACCACCATCTTCATGTGCCTTTGAGCCGCTAGGTCTACGCAAGTGTGATACTAGGAATAGCCCTACACCTGTCTCCTGAACTAGCTTTCTAAGGTTAGTCATAATGCTGTCGATGGCTTTACGCTCGTCTCCATTGTCCTGATCGCTAACCACAATGCTTAGGTGATCAAGAATGATCCACTTGCAGTCCAACCCTTTAGCCATATAACGTATGCGCCCAAGTAGGTTGTCCTCATTAGTAGAACCCCAGTGATCAAACATATAGATGCGCCCAGAGCCTAACGTCTTATCCCAATAACTCTTCTTCTCTTCCTCAGAGATAGTCTGGTTAAGATGTAGTTGCTTCTCAGCTTCAATGGACATGATGCCTAATGCTGTCTTAGGTATGTCCTCTTCCAACGCTAGGATGCCTATGTTGTCCTCCGTAGCACCTAGCAAGTAATGCTCTAACTCACGTACCATCTGAGACTTACCCATGCCGCTACCACTAGTGATTGTGACTAACTCACGAGGACGGAAGCCATAGGTGTACTCATTCAGACAAGCCCAAGGATAGGGTATGGACTTGACATCGGATTGCTTGATGATTAAATCCCAAGTCTCATTACCTGCAATGATTCCATCAGGCTGATATGACTTAGCGTTCCACCACTCACGAACAAAGGCTGTGACCTTGTTAGCCTTGAGCATATCCCCTGCGTCCTTCATGGACAATACGACATTCTTTGCCTTGTTAGGGGTGAACAAATCAAGGACAGACTTAGCCGCCAACTGTCCTGCTTTATCTGCGTCAAAACAAATGACTACGTTCTCAAAGGACTCTAACCACTCAAGGTTTTCTTTAATGTCTTTTGATGCTCCGCTTGAGCCACTTCTAATGGAGACAACAGGCCACTTTCCGTCAAACATTTCGTGAACTGCAAGTGCGTCTGCCTCGCCCTCTGTGACCGTAATGTACTTACCGCCACCCTTGAAAGCCTGTTGACCGAACAACCCAACATTATTAAATTCTCCTGTAGCATAAAAGTTCTTGTTGTCCACAATGCGTACCTTAGTGCCTAACACTGCACCTGAGTCCTTGTCGTGGTATGGGTAGTGATGTTTACTGACCTTCCCATCAGGGGCAAACTCAACGGTGACTCCGTACTTCTTAGCCACCTCTTGGCTTATTCTCCTGTCAGGGATTGCCGCTACTGTTCCTGTCATTTCC